AAGGAAGTCAAGACGGACACTCTGAACCTGCAGGCAACCCCTCTGGCAAACGGTTATGTCAAGGCAAAGACCGGTACTAACACCACCGATGATGTCTATAACAAATGGTACGATGCGGTCTACGAGCCGCAGGCAGAAGCTGTGGACACCGAAGACACCAGTCACACCGAGGAGCCGCAGGGCTAAGTGACCGACACACACTGCAGGGCTTCGGCTCTGCTTACATTATTATAAAGAGGTATACGATTATGAAGAAGTTTTTTCCTTTGTTCGCAGTGATCATCGTTCTGGTGCTGGCTGTCTGCTCGTTCCACATCATCCCCACCGGTTACACGGGCGTGAAGACCAGCTTCGGTCAGATCCAGAAAACCACCATTCAGAGCGGCAAGCTCAACTTCTGCATTCCCTTTGTGCAGAGCATCCACAAGGTCAACAACAAGCAGCAGGATAAGCACATCGAAGCGCAGGTCTGGGGCGAAGCCTCCGACAAGACCCCTGTGTATGCCGCTGATGTGATCGTGACCTATCAGGTGCTTCCTGAGAAGAGTGCATGGCTGTATGCGAATGTGTCCGACATCAAGAATCTGGTTGGTGATGAGCTGGTGGCATCTGCCATCAAGTCTGCGATGGCTGAACTTGGCCCCAATGAGGTGACAAACCGCACCAAGATTGAGCCTCTGGCACAACAGAAGCTGGCAGAATCCCTTGTGCAGAAATATGGTGAGGACGTTGTGTTTGTGAACAAGGTCGTCATCAACGACATGAATTTCGAGGATGCTTATAACGAAGCCATCCAGCAGAAGTCCATTGCACAGCAGAATGCAGATAAGCAGAAGATCGAGAATGAAGCCGCCATTGCCAAGGCAGAAGCGGATAAGCAGGTGGCAATCACCAATGCAGAGGCGGAAGCCCAGAAGACTTCCATTGCCGCAGAAGCACAGGCAGAGGCAAACCGCAAACTGGCAGAAAGCCTGTCCGATACGCTGATCGAGTACCAGAAGATCCAGAAGTGGGATGGTAAGCTGCCTACTGTGAGCGGCGGTAATGCACTGGTGAGCATTGACCCGGCAGAGTAAGAAACACGATATACGGCAGGGCTTCGGCTCTGCCAATTTTACATGAAATTTTGGAGGATTACGATTATGGCAGTTACGAAGAAAATCGAGATCGATGGCAAGGAAGTCACTTTTAAGGCAAGTGCCGCCGTGCCGCGCCTGTACCGCATCAAGTTTGGCCGTGACATTTATAAAGACCTGCGCCAGCTGGAAAAGAGCGTGGGGGAGAACGATGAGGACAATTCCAACCTCGACCTGTTCAGTCTGGAGATGTTCGAGGACCTGGCATGGCTGATGGCTCGTCATGCGGACCCGGCAAAGGTGCCGGACAGCCCGGAGGAGTTTCTGGACCAGTTCAACACCTTCTCCATCTACCAGATCCTGCCCCAGCTGATCGAACTGTGGGGTCTGAACGTGCAGACGGAGGTGGAATCCAGAAAAAACCTCGAAAAAGTGAGCGGGAAATGACCACCCCGCTCTTTCTGCTGCGCTGTGTACAGCTCGGTATCAGCATCGCCGACCTCGACCTGCTGACCATCGGGTTGGTCAATGATATGTTTACGGAGCGGCAGAACGACGAGTATCCGTATAAGGAACTGGCATCGCAGGAGGACTTTGACCGGTTCTAAGGCGAAAAAACAGACGAACGTGCTTATATTGTGAATGAAATAAGCACAATCGTCTGGTGGTAAGGCATAAAAATCCCCCAGTCGTACACAACTGGGGGAGAAAGAAGGTAGCCCGGAGGTCATCTTCCCGGCCTCGGACCTCGCAAGGTTACCGAAACCTGATCACTGTTGAAAGTATAGCCGATGTAGTAGTGCTAGTCAAGCAGAAAGAAAACTTAGGCAGTCTTTTTAGAATTGCAAT